AAGAGTGCCGGTAACTGTTCTTCATCAGTTGCGTCAGTGACGTTAAGAAGTGCGAATAGTTCAGCGAGTGTTGTGGGATCAGTTGTCGCTTGCACGCGTGTAGGAAACAGTTCCCACACTGGGACTTGGTGAATGGTCATCCGCCGTTTTGTGAATCCCACCGTTCACGCCGACGCATTTCAGCGCGGTGTGCGCGTGCTTGGGCAGCACCAGCGGGAAGTGCAGGAATCTTTTCACCTGGGAGAAGGTTAGGAACCAACTGAACTGTGGGACTTGGACCCGGAGGATCAGGCGTGCCAGCACCCGGGTCACTAACACCCCACCTGTCAGAGATCCATGTGCGAAGTTCTTTGTCAACGACGATGGTGCCGCTCTCAATCAATGCCACAAGATCCGTTGCATCCATACGTGATTCAGGATCTTCGTCCCAGGTGATCTGCGGTGCGTTCTCATCAATGCCGTAGTTCCAATTCACAATGTCTTCGATGACGTTTTTGTTTGTGCAAGACTTGTACCATCCTGCCGTTGCATCAACACTCATCTTGAAGAAGTCAACGAATGATTCACCCAGGGCACGTGAACCATGTGTTGCTTGTCCAAGGCCAAGGAACATTGCCAAGAATGAACGCGCCATCTGTTCATCGTGATATGTAATGGACTTAAGAATGTCAGGCAACGTTCCTGTGACACCCTCAATTGAAAACTTCGAACCTGCCGCCATACCCGCACCGGCTTGTGGATCACCACGCGCCGACCGCGCCATCGCTGCATATCGTTCTACGGTCTCACGTGTGGCGCCCTGTGGTGCGGTGGCGACTGGAACACCCATTCCGAATCGTTCATTCTTCATCGCGTCAACACGAATCAATCGGTCCTTCAAGAGCCAGTGTCGATAACACGGTCGAAGAAGTGAACGTCCAAGCCAGTTCGCACCTTCCTTACCCCATATGTATGGTGCGAGTGCATTTGCTGGGATGACCAAACCTTCCATCATTGGTTCGCCTGGGCGCGAATACTGCGCGATGGAAATAAGTTCACCGACCTTATCCACATTGATCTTCTGAATTGACTGTGGCATACGTGGCGCGAGTTTCGTCAACTGCCACTGCATCTGCGCATTGATTTCACCAACTTCTTCAAAGAACATGAATCCATAGATGAGTGCAAGCAACGCGTGTGCAAGATGTTCATCGTGATTAAAGCGAAGACGACTACGTGGTGCCGGTTCCTCTTGACCTTTGATAGGAAGACCCATTGCGTTCGCAACAAGTTCCGTCACTTCATCCCGTGAACCATTTGGGTCGATGACCCATCGTGAACTTCGAATTGGCAATGAGATGGCTGATGTGAGTGCGAAGATCTGCGCATCAGTCCTCATCTTGTGATACACGTTGATGCTGTTCGGCCACCGAAGATCACCTGCCGATTCCTGCATATCAGCGGACCACATGTTCCAGTTCATTGGGAAATCCTGAGGGTACCCGCGTTCTGAAGTAGGACCATCCTCAGTGCCGGTTTGCATAGTGCTCATAGCGATACCTTCCGTCGTTTTGCCGCATCACTCATACGTGCCCGTGTCTCTGGTGACTTAGGTTTTCCTCTGTGAATTTTACTTATTTTTGCACGCGTCTCCGGTGACAGGATTTTTCCTTTATGTGCTTCACTTATCTTTGCACGTACTTCATCGGGTGTGACCGCGCCTTTGTTCCATGGAATTTTTCCTCTATTAGGACCAAGTCTGCCAGTCGATGCTACACGAAGTTTTTCACGTGTCTCATCAGAAGGATTAAGACCATGCTGATTCCCCATACTTGCCGCACGTTGTTTTGCACGAGTCTCAGGTGTATGTTTACGTCCAATTGAATGATGCCGTGAATGACATGAATTATGCGCTGGCTTTAAATTCAATTTTCGATCATCATCATGGTTGTGATTCTTATGATGAATCGCGAGACGGAAGCGTGTATCCTTCTCCACACGCGATACTTCATCACCACAGAAGAAACATGCCCAGGGACCATCGCCGTTGTGCTTGACGAAGATCTTGCGATAGTGCGCTTGTTCCTGGAAGATTGTTGGCGCGTTCATGGTTTTAGATTACCATCTCATATCTAAGACGTCATGCATCACCATGTCATCCAGTATCGCAACACCATCAGTCGTTTCAGTTGGAACTAACGAATAAACCAACGAGTCCCCTCTGTCTGGGCTGGGCAGTCCGCGATGTTTCATTTCATCTTTTGACTCGACTTGTATTTGCCCATGACGATTTATCTTGTAACGAATTCCAGTGATCTGTGCTTGAAGATCTTCGTCTTCTGGGTCGAGGTCTAAACGCCCATCGTTTCCAGTACCGCTTACGCCTGCAAGCCACTCACGTAACCTCCACCACCATTCACTACGTGCATTTGCGAACCTCGGCTTTCCTGTCCCTTCTAACACTTCTTGCGGACTACACGCGGCTGATGATATGAGTCCAATGCAAGGATACCCATCTTCACGAAGAATGTCTGTCACACCACCACCAACACCCGTGTCGTCAATGTTCGCAATGGGTCGCACCATTCCACCCAACGTTTGCCCGAGGATTTGAACACGTCCCGCTAGTTCTGTCACAGGTCCGTATGCGATGTCTTCGACAACACGCGCAACACCACCCTGACGATGCAGAATGATGCTGTGGTCAGTTCCATACCTCGCAACGTCAACGCCCAGGGTTTGGTCTGTGGCGACTGGTATGAGGTCACGTGAACACGCCAACGCAACCCAGTGAGGTTGGATAAGTGTGTTGTTGGTGATCAAAGGGAATCGACCTCGCACACGTGATTCAAACAAAGGACTCCCAATACCCCATCGCTTAATTCGCTCACTCACCCAGAGTGGTGACAACAAGAGGTCCCGTACATCGGCTGGGATTGCTTCAGTCGTTGGTACAATACCTTCACGAATCATCAGTGAACGCACCTCTGGATACTTGTTCACTTCAGCCGCTGTGAAGTTTGGACTTTCAAACGAGTCAATACGAATGTTGTGCCACCCACTCCCGGGTGCGCAGACTTTTGCGAAGTAACTTGAAGGATCATCTGGGTTTCCTACTGCAACGATGCGTGCATACTCATTCGTTGCTAGTGATTCAGCAGCGTCATAGATGGCTTGTGGGACTCCTCCACCTTCATCGATAATGACAAGTACGTATCGTTGGTGAATTCCAAGGAAGCCGGCTGCATCATAGTCCGCAGGCTTTCGGCCATAGGCGACAAGTTCATCTGGCCCACCACCCATGTCAAGTTTCCATTCGCACATGCTAGTGATGCGGCCACGGAGTTTTCCTTTCTTGTGTGCACGTGCAAGTTCACGCCAGAGAATCGCGGACACCTGCGACCATGTTGGTGCAGTGGTGATAACGAATGCTTCACCGGGTGCGTGTTCTTCAATCCACCAGGCCGCAAGTCGCGCCATCCCAAATGATTTGCCAACGTCGTTGCACGACTGCACAGCAACGTGACGATGATGAACGACTGCATTGTGCATCTCAATTTGCTTCGACCAAAGGTGTTCACCTAGTCGATCTTGCACCCATCTTTCAGGGTGAAATAGATACTGAGACTCTGGTGGGTCAAGTCTGTCAGCAAAGAGTGAAAGGGCATTCGTCATTTAAGTGAAGAGCCGACAGGCCAGTGCGTCCCAAGAAACACTGACCTGTCGACACGACCTTTAGTTCGCGTTCGGCGTACCGGGCGTGACCGTGATGGTGGTCGGCGCTTCGGCGTCCACATCGAACGGGAAATCGGCAGTGACGGGTACTCCGTTCACTGTTCCCGAGATGGTGAGGACATCGTCAACAACGAGTGGGCCTTCGGCCTTCACGTTGATTGACGTCTGGTCCGCACTCACAGTCGCCACAAGGTTCGTGGCCTCGGGCAACGTCGCCGTTACCGAGCCCGCGTCAAATGGTGCCGTGGTCGGGTTGCCTGCAGCGTCCGTCCCGGGTACAATTCCGAGGTCGACGTTTTGGCCATCGCCAAGAATGAAATCAGCCATGTGTCTTTCCTATCTCTGTTAATTCTCTCGGGGAATTCCGGGAGTCACGATTATCGTAGTAGGTGGTCCTACGTTGTTGCGCGGTATCCCTGGCGTCACGATGATTGATGTTGGTGGACCAACGACTATCCCGTGAGGTACCTTTGCATCGCACCACAACGCCATACGTGCAGGGACGACAAGACTGGGCGGACGGTCAGGAAACAACCCAAGACCCATCTCCACCAATGTTGCGTGTGTTGAGCAGATGATAGCACCACCACAAGAGCACGCCAACTTAACACCTGTGAGATCATCAACACCAATGAACAAGTACTGTGACCACCCATAATCGAGGTTAACACATGCCTCGTCATACTGCACTGCATTCGCACGAAGGTCTTCATTGACTTCGAAGTGAATCACAGCGTAGAGGTGATGCTTGTAATCGTAGAGTGGTCGGCGTTCGTAACCACCTGGACCCATCCCACTGACCATCGTGCGATCTTCTGCGTTCTTACCTCGGATAATCGCGTTATGCGCGCACCATGTATAACCCTTGAGTTCAGGTTCCGTTAGCAAGAGTGCGTCTTGTGCATATTCAATAGCACGATCTTCCCATGTGCCATGATCTATAAGCAACAAGTCAGCATCCACCGCATCAGTGCAGTGTTCACCCGGTCCAAACCACTTGATTGTAAATGGTGGGACGATAAGTATCATTCGGTCGTTCGTCATGTGCCTCCGCGTCGTAGAGCGTTGACAGTATCAGTAAGAGTCGCCACTTGTGTTTCCAACTGACTTATCTTATTCGATTGCAACACTCTCTTTGGTGGAGTGTAGACAGGAGCACCAATGTACCCCAACAGAATTCCAACCATCGGCCATTTTTTCTCAAGGAGATGTAAGAGAATAGTCAATCCACCGCCACCCGCACCAAGAACCCAGGTGATGGTCTGTGCAGTTGGGTGATAACCGAAATGAATGCACACAGCCACGAATGCTGAGATAATGAATGGCATGATACTTCGCACAATCGCCTTCACGACATTCGGTTGCAGTGGCGTCACTGGTGCAAGTGCTACAACGCTGGGACTCTCTAATCTCAGTACTTCGGCAGGGAGTGATGCAACAGTACCGCTATCCGCAACGAGGTCAGCAATTAATGCAGCGACCGGGAAACCATTTTTCTCAAGTGCATCAGGATTCGTCACAACACCGAACGCTTCTTGCACACATGCTTGGTCCCAGTCATATGTTGATATAACTCGTTGACCCCATGACGCCCACGTTCGATTTCCTGTCGCACTCTCAGCCGCGAGTCGAAGAATCGCGTGACCTTCATTTGGGTCGGGTTCATCACCGGGACCAACGTCCCAAGGAACACCTTGGATAACTTGATCATCGGCGAGTCGATTAAGACTCACACCAACGACGACCGCGAAACCCAGTGCAAGTGCAGCGTCCATATCGCTAAGATTCAATTTCACGAACCCTTTGATAAGACCCTTCTTGAAGAGCCACATAAGCCAATCGCCCAAGTCAACACCAGTATCTTGTCCACCCGTGTACTCAAAATAGAGAGTAACGATTTCATCTGATGTCATTGTGTAATCAGTTACCGCAAGTCCCGTGAGAACTGCGTCAACTAAGTTGGCGTTTTTCGGTACTGCATTCGGTCCACAGTCACCTACGGGTTGTCCTTTGTTGACAGTCAGCGTTGGGTCAGGTCCGTTGCCACCCATACCAAAGTCAGTGATGCCACCTGACTTATCAATCGGATACATTGGTACCGGGAATGTGAACCCATAATCGAGTGTTGATTTACGAAGCGCGTGCTTCACTGGGTCAAACGGTAACAACCCGCGTTCAAAAATCTTCATCACGTGTCTCCTTGTCAGACTGAAGCGTTAGGAAAAATCTTATCGAGAATCACAGCAACAATGCCGCTGCACAAATACACGTTCCAACCGAAGTGTAAGTGTGCATGATCCGCAACACAACCAGCAAGAACGACAAGGACTGCACCGATGACCAAGAAGTATCGAATAGGTCCACGTCGTCGTGTAGGCGTTGGCTCTGTGGTGGTCATGATGCCTCCTTTAGTGTCGAACAAGAAAAACGATTAACACAACGATGAGAATGAGAACGATTAATCCGCCACCTATGTACATTAGAACTTTCCTTTCGTTGAAATTGCAAGAACGAGATAGATGAGGTATGCTGCACCACCAACCGCAGCAATAAACATACTTGTTTTTGCAGTGGCTTGCGCTTTCTCAGCAGTCAGTTGTGCAGCAGATTTATCTTCACCGTGTACCGTGCCTTCGCCACGGTCGAGCCGACTCTTCACGTCACCGATTTGAATGTTGAGTGAATCGGTGCGCGTGTTGAAGAGTTCCACGAGTGCGTCGATTTGCTTCTGTGTCGCGACCTCGGCTTTAGTGATACTCAATGCATCTGATTTATTCTGCACTTCAACCGCCTCCTTCGCTGCAGCAAGGGCAGTATCCAACGCGACTCGATTTTCTCTTACTGCAGTATTGAATCGTATTTCACGTTCCTCAAATCGTTGTGCAACACTGTCGAACTTTTGGTCGGCCACATCATTCACACGACGAATGTCGCTCATGACTTCGGTGCGAAGTGAATCTCTCGATAAGTCAGTAAGTTCTTTGCTTGCGGCTATCTCACGACGTAGGTCTTCCTTCGCCATGTCGATTGCTTCTTTGGTAACAACCGTTGGGTCAATGCGGGGTGGTGCGCCGCCGTTAGTCGGTTCCGTTGTCACTGTCAACCAATTTCCAAGTCAACACCATACGCGATTGCACCACCGCCCGCCACAGTGCAAACAACTTGTATGTCATTGGGCAGCATGTCATTCGCCGCAAGGTTTGCCGCAGGAGTGAATCCTGCACCCACGCGCAATGTGGTGACAGCAACAGCGGCAAGTGCAGCACTGGTGAGGATCGGATATGTGGTGCCATCTGAATTCTTACCATTGATTTGCACAGTCAATGTGTCGCCACCCGATACTGCGGTGATGTTGACATCGAGAACTAACTGTGATTCATACGATTCATCAACATTCAAGTCGAACGTCTTTGAAATTGTGGTGCCTGCAGGAACCACTGCGCCGGATTTTGCGTAGTTCACCATCTCTGACGTGGCGGCAAGTTGTGCATCCGCTGTCACACCACGCCCCCAGGGTGGTGCGGGTGTAAGCGGTGTATTCGTTTCCACCGGATTGAGTGGGTTCATACTCATGCTGAAACCTCCATAGGGGTTGATTGTGGTGACACTGCTTTGCGAATTTCTTGTGCCATCGCTTGCTTAATCGCCATCTGTGCTTCCTCAGTCAAGTTCACTGCCTTAAGCGCACGGTCGAACGCACCAAGGAGTGTGTTACTTGTAACTTCTGCGTTGCGCACGAGGCGTTCATCGAGACCCGCGTCAATCGCCATCTTGCATGCACGTGTGTAACGGTCGGTCCACATCGTTAAAAGATTCATGAGTACGTGAGGCGCTTGGTCCATGTTGTGGTCGTATCCCCATACACCTGATGTCACAACCTCGGTCATGATACCATCGATAAGTTTGTTTTCAACACGTGGACCTTCTGGAAGTTCACTGACCAACACTTGGAACATTCGCATCATGCCACCACTCACACGAACAGCCTCAAGCAACCCATCCATAGGATTGAGATCAGGAATGTCAAGTGCTTGCAGAAGTTGTAA